CAGACAGAACTCGGCGGCGAGACGCGCGACGAGGGCGGCGGCGAAGAAGGGCGGGAAGGCGCTCTCGTCGGGGCGGAAGACGTAGGTGAGCGTCACCTCCGGCGCGTCGGCGTGCAGCCGGCCTTCGTGGATGCGATAGGGGATGCCGCGTCCGCGCCCCGCGCCGCCGGCCGAGAGCGCGCGGAGGAAGCCGTTCGGCAGCTGGAAGGCATGCGCGGCATCGGCGACGGGCGTCGCGGCGAGCCGCGCAAGCTGCGCCTGACCCGTGGCGAAGGACCAGGGATGGACGGACAGCACGGCGTCGCGCACGCCGGGATAGAGATTGGCGGCGACCTCCGCCTCCGCCGTGCCCTCGGTGAGCGAGGCGATGGGCTGCGCGCCGAGGCGCAGCAGGGCGCGCGAGCAAAGCGCGAGAGCGGTCAGCGACATGGGGGTATCCGTGATGGTGGGGGCGTCACTCGGGTGGGTTTCGCCCCCACCCCGACCCTCCCCCGACAGCTCGGGGGAGGGAGTGAGGCGCGCGACTATTCCTTCGCGCGCATCCTGACGACGCCGGTGTCGTCGACCAGAACCGCGCCCTGGCTCATCATGTTGGACACGAAGTGCGCCGCGCGGTCGCCGTGCCAGGTGACGTCGGTCTGCACCTCGGCCGCGGCGGCGTGGCCGATCGCGGTACGGTGGTAGAAGTAGCAGTAGCGGAGCGTGCCGGCCTTGGTCAGGCCGGAATGCGGCATCCACAGCGCGCCGAGCCAGCGCTTCGCCTGCGTGCCGCGCCAGGGCAGATCGTCCGGGCCGACATATTCGCTCGACGCGAATTCGTCGATCGCGAGCAGCTCGCTCCACTGCTTCCAGCCGACGACGGCGTAGCGCTGGCCATCGTCGGGCACGTCGGCCGCGCCCATCATCTCGAAGGCCATCAGCACCTTCGCCTTGGTGAGACCGTCGGTGTCGGTGGTGCCGGCAGCGGTGCCGAGCGCCTCCCTCGTGGCGGTGTCCAGGGCGGCGATGATCAGCTCATCCGTCTTGCGGCCGAGCGCGTAGGCGCCGGCATTGGCGATCACCTCGCGCTCGTCGAGGTTGGTCTTCAGCTCGTCGAGCCGGTCCACCCAGTCGCCGGCATAGTAGTCCTGCAGCACGCATTCGACCTGCGCGTGCTCGATGTTCATCACCGGCACGTTGCCGTGGCGCGTCTTGGCCGCGGCGACGCCCTTGCCGACCTTCGGGAAGAAGGTGGAGGTTCCGGTCACGCCGGTCTTGCTGCGCACCGTCGGGCGCAGCTTGGAGCCCTGGCGCTGGTAGGCCTCGTGCACCTCGGCCTGGAACTGCTTGGTGAAGACCGCGTCGATGGCGGTGCTGGTGGGCATGGGGCCACTCCGTGCTCAGGTTTCGTGATGCGCAGGCGGGCTCGTTGACCGGTGTGGGCGGGCGTCGTCGCGCGCGGCCCGCAGGCCCGGCGAGCCGGGTTGGATGCGGGCGATGGGGTGGTCGGAAATCGTCGGGGCGGATGGGGGCCGGCGCGATGCGCGGGCCCGCGCCATCCGCCCCGTGGCCACCGCGCAGGCGCAGCACCCGCGCGGCGGCAGCGGCCGCGCGCCTCGACCGCGGGAGAGGCGGGAGGCGGCGGCCGAACCGTGCTTCAGGTCAGGACTGGTCGCCCACCAGGCGACGGAAGCCGTCCGTGACCCGGCGCACGAAGTCAGGCTCGCGGGAGCGCCAGTAGCGCGGATCGCGCATCATCTTGCGCAGCGCCGCCTCATCCGGCGCGGTGTCGTCGGCGCCGTCGCGCGTGAGCGGCGGTTCCTTCGCCTCCATCATGCGATGCATCGCGACGACACCCTCCGCGGTCGTGGAAAGCGCGGTGAAGACGGCATCGGGCAGGTTGGCGCGGCCCCAGGCGGCGATCTGCGGCGCGAGGCGGCGGAAGCGGGCCTCGCCGCCGAACTCGGCATGCAGCCGGTCGCGCTGCTTCCCGGCCTCGAACTCCGCGGCGGCCTCGGAGATGAGGGGAAGAAGGCGCTCCGCGGCGAGGTCGTAGACCAGCTGCGCCTGGCAGCAGGTGAAGCCGGCTTCGTGCAGGCGCCGGTTCACCTGCTCATCGGGGCTGCAGAGCTCGTGCGGCGGCTTGATGTCATAGCCGTCGGGCGTCTCCGGCACGCCGAGAAGGCGGCGCCAGCGGGCGCGTTCCTCCTCCGGCGCGTCCTCCCCCGGGCGGGCGAGGCGGCGCGACAGCGCGCGTTCGAGCTCCAGGTATGATTTGAGCAGGGCCTCGACGCGCAGGGCGCCGGTCACCGGATCCCGGAATTTCTCCGGTATATCGAGCTTCTGTACATCCTGTTTTGCGTCCGCCTGCGCGACGTCGAGAAGATCCTCGGGCATGCCGGGTCTCACTCCTGGTTGGTGGTTTCATGTGCCGCACCGGCTTCCGGCCGGAGGATTTCCGGCGGGGCGCTGAGCGTGCGGGCGAGCCAGCGCGCGGCGGCGCCGGGGTCGATGCTCGCCTGCGCCTCGCCGCCCAGCTTCGCCGCGGCTTCGAGGAACAGGATCGTGTCGGCGGCGTCCGCGCGGGCCTGCACGCGGGCGAGCGGCGAGGCGTAGACCAGCCGCACCTCCCGACCATCGGGCAGCACGGGCGGGATCTCGCCGCGCCGGCGCAGCACGGCGAGGCAGCGCGCGATCAGCGGCGTCAGCAGCTCCGCCTGCAGGCGGCCATAAGTCGCGCCCAACAGCCGCGCGGCAAGCGCGCTGCGCTCCATCACCTCGGTGGCCGTCATCGCGGCCTTGTCGGCGGCGGCGATGCGGTCGGCGAGGAGCGCGCTGCGGATGCGCGCGCGCAGATCCTGCAGCACGAGTTGGGAGACGTCGAAGTTGCCGGGGGCCGCGAGCGGCGTGAGCCCCGCGGAGCCCGCGGCCTTCGGGATGATGGCACCGGGGACGAGGCGGATCGTCGCGGGGTTCAAGACGCCGTCATCCTCGGCCTGCCAGATGCCGGTGGCGGCGATGGAGGCGTTCTTCAGGATCAGCTCGACCACTTTGTTGGCGGTGCGGATGTCGGGCAGCGCCTTCGCGACCGGGCCGCGGCCATAGGTCTCGCCGGGCAGCTTCAGCCAGCGGAAGGCGATGAAGGGACTTTCGGCGAAGAGCCCGCCGGCCAGCAGCACCGGGCGCCCGTCCTCGGGCTCCAGCACCGCGGCGAAGCGATGGCCGAGGCGGCGGTCGGGCCAGATCGCCTCCACCACGCGCAGCTTCCGGGGCTCCGTCGCCGGACGGGACGGGGGCAGCGGCGCGGCGGGCCAGCGGAGGGCGATCTCCTCGGCGGTCAGGCGCAGCGTGCGGAAGACGGTGTCGAGCCGGCCGGAGGGGCCTTCCTCCAGCACCGCCTCGCGCAGCGGCACGGCGCGGAAGCGGAGCGCGGAGGTCTCGCCGGGTGGCGCTTCCTCCACCGCGAGCACGCCGGTGCCGGCCACGACGAGATCCAGGAAGGCTTGGTGCAGTTCGAGCGCGAAGTTCGATCGGTCGAGATGGCCCTGCAGCGTCTCCGCCGTTTCCGCCAGCAGCGCGGCGAGCGTGGAGCGCGTGTCGTCCTGCGCCGCGCTGCGCGCGGGCACCAGGTCGAACCAGCGCGACCAGGGCGGCGCGAGCTCGGCCAGCAGCGAGGCGGCGAGCTGTTCGGCGGCATCGGCCGCCGTCGCGTCGAAGAGCGGCGCCGCGCCGGGCGCGGGCAGCGCGTGGTCGTAGCAATCCTGCCAGGTCGTCTCGAGCGGGCGGCGGCGCGCGGCGGCCCGCGCCTGGCGCGCGAGGATCTCGTCCGGTTCCATCCGCGTCACTCTCCAAGCAGCGTCTTGCGGGTGGCGAAGCCCGGCAGCGGCGCGAGGACACCGCGCGGGCTGGTCGCGATGGTGCCCGCGAGGCCGCGGCGGGCGCGGGCCAGCGCCTCGGCGCGCGCATCGCGTGCGGCGGCGTCGGCGGCGGCGGTCGCTTGCGCCTGCGCCTGATTGATCGTCGCCTCCTGCGCCGGGGCGGAGGGGGCATCGATCACCATCGGCTTCGGCGCGCGGAACAGGCCACCCATGCGCGGGTCCTTCGGTCTGGAGGGAATGGAGCCGCCCCGGCGTCCCGCAGAAAAAAGGAAGGCCCGCCGGGTGGCGGGCCTTGGAGGGGGAACCGGGGAGGAGGAAGCCGCGGGGCGCAACTCGCCCCGTGGCAAAACGGTAATAGCCTGGTGGTCAGGCTGAAGTCAAGAGTTTTTTCCTATTTCGACGATTTCCCTCCGCGTCGCGCCCGCCGAGCGCGCGGAACAGACCATGCGGCGTCAGCGCGAAGGGCGCATCGGGACCGAGCAACGCGCGGCAGATGCCGACGCAGGTCAGCGGCCCAAGCGCCGGCAGGCGCCGCGCCCGCGGCATGCCGGGCGCGAAGGGGCCGAGCACGGCGAGGCCCGCGCGGCGGTAGAATTCCGGCAGGTGGAAGCCCCCCGGCACCGGCGGGCGCGCCACGAGCAGCCGGCCGGAGAGGGGTTCCAGCACCGTCCAGCCGGTCTCGTCCGCGATTGCGGCGAAGCAGTGCCGGAAGCCAGGCCGCAGCAGGCGCAGCCAGGGCTGGTCGGCCTGTCCGCCGAAGACGATCCAGACGGATTGGCCCGCGCGCTCCTCCGCCAGGCGCCGGTGCGCGAGGCGCGTCATGCCGGGCCGCCCTGCCGCGCAGCGGGGAAGGCGATGACCTCGGCGCCCTCGGCCGGCAGCGTCAGGCCGCGCGGGGGGCCGGCGACGATGCCTTTCTGGCGCAAGGGGAAGTCCAGCCGCTCCATCGCTTCCCGCCACAGGCGCAGGTCGCCGCGCTCGGCAGGGACGCGCGGGTTGGGGGCGGTGCCGCGCTCGCCCCAGATGCGCAGGATGCGGGCGTGGGCGAGTTCGATGCGGCGCTGGCGGTAGAGGCGGTCGAGGCACTTCACCACGTCGTCCGGCTCGCAGGGGCGGAGGGTGCCGCCGCGGCCGGCGGAGAGGCGCGCGCCGTCCTGCCGGGCGACGAGGGCGGCCATGGTCCAGAACCAGGCTTCCTCGGCGGAGGTGAAGGGCTCGGCCCTGGTGAGGCTGGCCAGGATGGGGGCTCGGCCGGGGGCGATGGGCAT